GTCCACGGATAGGGTATGGACTGTACGTCCTCCTGCGCTACGATTGACTCCCAAGTATCAAGTCCTGCAATGATACCGTCTGGTTGATACGTCTTAGCGTTCCACCATTCCCTGATGAACCCTTGCACGTTGCGTTCCTTCAGCATTTCACCTGCGTCCTTTACAGGTAACTTTACGTTCTTCGCTTTGTTGGGTGTAAATAAATCTAACACCGCACGAGATGCTTCCTGACCCGCATTGTCACTGTCGAAACAGATGACTACGTTCTCGAATGATTCAAGCCACTCCAAGTTCTGCTTGATGTCCTTAACTGCTCCTGATGCGCCTGACCGTATTGACACAACTGCCCACTTACCATCAAACATTTCCGACACCGCTAGGGCATCAGCTTCTCCCTCTACTACTGTTATGTATTTACCACCACCTTTAAACGCTTGCTGACCAAACAGACCTGCATTGTCAAATGTACCGCTTGCATAGAATGCTTTGTTATCTACTATGCGAGACTTAGTACCTATCTGTGCGCCTGTGTCCTTGTCAAAGTATGGGTAGTGGTGCTTGCTTATAGTCCCTGCTGTATCGTACTCAACAGTGACACCAAACTTCTTACAAGTTGCCTCTGTGATACGTCTATCTGGGATTGATGCTATAACACCTGTCATCTCTAATGTCCTGTTCGCTTTAGGTTTACTTTGTACAACCTCTCCGTTGCCTCTCTCGTAGTGGTCACAACCGCCTGAAAAACAGACGGCATGACCATCGGAGTACCTCGCGAGATTGTTCTTAGAGCCACACGATGGGCATGGCTCATGTCTAACAAAATGCGAGTCAGTCATTAGAAGTCCGAGCCTCCCTCGGTAGCTTCCGCTAGTTCTAGCACCTTAATGGCTGACAAGTAGGTGGACGTACCGTGTACTGGGTGAGGTTTACCTTCTGCGTACTTAACACGTACTTTAGAACCTCTGGTTAATCGACCTACAAAGTCCTTACCATCTGCATCAAACATGGGTACATCATATTTAGTGCTAAACTTACGCTGTGCTGTTCCTTCGTACTCTCGTAGTTTGACACCCTTGTCGGATAGCTTATCTGCATCAGCAGGTTCTAGCGACAATACCAATGAGTATTTCCCAGTTGATTGACCCTGATATTCTTCGTGTTCGTCAAGGTTAGCGAACGCTACATTTCCTTCTAATACTGCCATAGTAATTTACCTTCTGTATAGTTAATAAAAGATTACTTAAGTATACTTTAGAATTTATCTTTAATGTTAAAAACTAAAGTACATAGGTATAGTATATCATGTTTGTTTACCGATTGCAACTCCTATATAGTTAATTTGAATTAGGTACTGGTAATGTAGGAATACTAAAGAAACGTCCCCCATTACCCATAAGCTAGTTATTACTCCTAATTATACCTGTTTCTTCAGCTAATGACCAGTTCTCCTCAATCGCCTCATCTGATGCTGAATGACAAACGCTACACAAATCAATATGTTCGTCAGTTATCCTGTCTCTCCTCCTTAGTTCATATTCATTTAGTATAACGTCACAGGCTTTGCATCTACTCATCGTCTTCAATCTCCTTGTATGGTCTGCCGTATGTTATAACAATAAAGGGTATCATGATTACTACGCCCTCAAAGGGCATGGCACTATATTGTTCTGTCTCTGTATTATATACATGAACCAGTTTAGAGTCAACAAATTCGAGGTCTAGTCCTACCCCGTTCCTCAGTTCGACCGTAAAAAGTCTGTTGAATATGTTAGCGTTAATCATTTGTAATTCCTCTACGTTGTTTAACTTCCTTTAGTCTCTCTCTCATCTCCACTTTATCTATAGGGTCATAGTCTACCTCTCTATCATCGTATGGTGTATAGTATCCTGTATTGTCCTCATAGTCACTAAAATCATAACTAGGGTCATCATCTATCCTGCAATATTCTCTACTCATTGTCATCTGCTCCCATTCTCTGTGCGTATTCATAACCCGTTCTATATCCCTCTGTATACTCCTTATTAGCCTCTTCTGACTCGTCAAAGGGATACGAGTGTAAAGCATCGTATTCGCCCCTCTCGTAGTCTGTAAGCTCCTTATAGTACTGGTACATTGTCAAATACTTTTCGTCTGCTTCATCTTCAAGCTGTGATTGTTCTCTATAGTCTTTACTCATTGTTTTGACTCCTCTTTACCAATTATGTATTACACCTGCAATTATAAACAAACAGGTTACAAAATTCAACCCTACAATTACACTACGCACAATGGCAATGTAATCAGCCTCTCTATCTGTAGCACCTGACTTCTCGCCAAGTGCCTTAGCCCAGATACGCCATAGTCTAACCATCATATCACCTTTGAAACTTGTATTAATACCATAACAAATATGCCAGTAACTGACACGTTCCAAAGTATGGTGCGCCATTTGTCCCGCTTAACTTCTAATTCATATCTCTTTAAGGCAAGATACCTTTCAGCGTTATAATTCATAATTAAAACCCTCTATTCATATTGTTTAACATATAACCAGTGACAGCGTTCAACGCTTCCCTAGTCAATTCTTTTTCACTCTCACCACCATCAGCAATAGACTCTAACATATCATTAACTAGATATTGTATCTCATATTTTGCCATGACGTCCAATTCTATCTTTTCGCCTGCCCATTCAATATACATAATAAACCCCTTGTATTAACTGTTAATCCACTCGTCATACGTTTTTAAGGGTTTACCAGTAGTAATATCTAAACCCTCACCATTGTCCGCTAATTCTAAGTATAGCTGATATTCGCTATCATTAGAACCGCGCGCTTTAGTTTGCCAATCGGCATTGTATTGTAATTCCATAATAAAACCTCTTAAATTCAATTCTAAGCCATTTTACGGCTAACCAATACTATCCTACTAATAAACACTAGATAACGCCCTACAAGGGAATCTAGGGCGTTCTGTGGTGCTTACTCCCCTATTGCTATAAGTTTGTCTACTATTTTAATATCTAAGCGTTGATATTCTGACTCAGTCAATATACCTAAATTATACAGGTTGGTAAAACTGTTTATTAACTGTTCTAAATCACCGCTATTATTAGTGTTATTTATTCTATGTACTGCTGATTTATAATTGCTGTTCATTTTATGCCACCTTTTTATTGTTTTTAATATGTTTTGTAACCACGCCTGAAGCATGGACTCCGAAAACTGTTTTTTCATCTAGTCTTAAAAATACCTCATTACCTTGTACCCACCAATTAAAATCAGTAGGGAACGTATTTTCTCTACGTATTCTATCGACTGCTTTTTTCTGTTCGCTTGTAATATTCATATTATCACCTGTATCAAAGTTTAATTAATTTAATAACGCCTACTGGTGGACAATAGGCGCGATAAATTAACTACACTACCTGTTCTAATGTTGCTACATAATCGCCATTAGGAATTGAACCAAAGCCTTTAGGCTCTGACCAACCAAACTTAGCGCAATACGCCTTAGCTAATGCCAATGCGTTATCTTGGTGGTCTAAACTATAATCATAGGCTTCAGTCATTGAACCCGCTTCAGTCCATGCCTTATAACGCGCGCCTTTAGTGTTGGTTGCTGATAAGTATTTAATTTGAATTGCTTTCATAATAATCACCTGTTTAAAGTTAATGTTTAAATTAATATAATGAAGCCCACTGGTTAAGTCAATGGGCTTGATATATTTACTCAGCTAAGCCGTCAAATATTTCCTCTTTATGGTTCGGGAATAGTCTGTCCAATGTTCCTTTAATTGCCATAAATTCCGCAAAGCTCGACTCTTTAAACTCAATGTAAGTGGTGCGCTTTTCAGGGTCGCATTCAGGGTCTGTTAATGCTTCAGTCCAATAATAATAATCTTTCTCTGCTTTACGATAAGCCTCAACATTAGATTGAATCGCCTGCTCTACCAATGTATCTATAGTGTTTAATGTAATCATTGTATTGCCTCATTTTGGTGCGTTTTAGTTAATGCGCTGTTCTCTGCGCTGTTGGGTTCATTATAGGCAATGGCATTATATTGTCAATACCTAAAGAGTGACCAATATAAACAATTTAGTCACACTATACTACTACCTTTATATACAGGCGCGTGCGTGCGTATAACATAACGGGTTGAGGTTGTCAAGTGTTTTATTTAAGTATGCCCTGAGGGTATCCGCTAGCATACTCACATTCCCCCGTCAAGTCTCCTTGTGACCGCCTTAAGTATCCTGGTCACTGTGGATAACCTGTGGATAACTCCTGTTCCTGTGGATAACTTGTGGATAACCTGTGGATAACTGGGGGCGGGGGGCGCGTAGG